CATACCATCTTTCAAATCAATTTCTATAATATCTATAATGTCTTTAACTCCTACATTTAAAAATTGAGATAACCTTTGCATTTGGTAGTACCTTAAATGATATGGGTTGTCTAAATATTTCTCAATAGTTGAGCCTTTAATGTTTAATATTCTCCCAAATCTTTGTTTGGAAATCCCTCTTATTCTTAAGATAGCCTCAAGTTCATTTCTTGAGCTTCTTACCTTCTCATAATTATTTTTCATATTAATAATATTTTGGTTTTTTAACTAAGTTTTTAATTAGATTTATAGGTACTAAAAAATTAACCTTACTCTCAGAATAGAATTTTTTAACTTCACTACCTAGCAGTTTCATGATGTCATCCTCAACCACTTCTCCTAGAAAATTATCTCCATTCCATACTGAATAACAAAATGCCCTACTGTGATTCTTATAAATACTAACTGTTAAACATTCCATTTTTTCGCATTTCTTCATATTGGTCTTTGGGGTCGGTTTTAATTTCATATTCTTTTATTTTTTTTATAATTTTATCGGCATCTATATCAGTAAGAATATCTAATGAGTTCATTATTTCGGTTTGTTCTGCTGTTGATATAGCTGTTCGGTGTAAGAGGTTCTCAATATATCCTATCTTCCACATCTCTGCTTCTAATGGCTTTCCATCAAGAACCTCATCCATCCAATCAGTCATTAGTCAGCCATTTCATCTTGTCCGAATACTCCTTGCTCATACAGACCTGAAATTTTTAAAATTACTCTGCTCATTGCACGCTTCTCAGCCATAGCAACGGGGAATTTCTTTGCTCCTCCCATTAGATTATTATCTGCAGCCTCTCCAAAACTCATCATATTTCTAACATCATGCTCTCCACTTCCTGTTCTCATACTAGCTGTAGCTCTTATAACTACCCATTCAGGAGTCATCATAACAGGCTCAAAAGCAACTTGTATGTTTTGTTTAGAAACTATCTTGTCGATACCTGACCTTTTGATAATCACAAAACCTCTAGGGTCTTTATGAACATCCTCTTTAACTAAGCCATTAGCTAGGAATAATCTTTTTAAAGTTTCCTCTTTGGTTTCTTTTACTTCTACTGCTTCTTCTACTTTTTTCATTTTTAAATTGTTTTTATTAGTAATTAATTGTTCTTGTTCTTGCATTCTCATTTCCATAAATTCTTCTTTCATTCTTCCCATAGTTATTGTATTATTGAATTAATAAAAGTATTTAGCCTAGAATCAAAACCCATTGCATCATCTAGCAGTCGGCTATTATTTTTATCGCCTAGCTTGTATTCAACCACATTAGCCATTCTAGGTGTTCCGTCTTCTTTCTTATAGCGTGTAGGAACATCTATAGGTATAGATACTATATCGTGTCCTTGCTTCCTTAAAGAGTAAATAATGCCCGACAATCTATAAGCGCCAAATTCATTAATAGCTTCTTTTTGTGTTAATCTTCTACCATCTTTTAAGTGTTGTAGAATGTCACTAGTTTGTGTTTTTGTCATTTTAAAATAGTTTAGTTAGTAATTAGTTTTATTCGTAAAATTCAATTCCATTATCTCCTCTCCATAAATATTCCGTATCATCTGTTTGTTTATATGTATTGCATGTAATAAACAATAATGAAAGAAGTAGTAGTAATAGAATTATTATTAGTGTCTTTCTCATGCTGCATGCACATCATCCCACACACTACCACAATGTTCTTTACAGCTATGACATATACCTATATCTTCATCAAAATTAGCCTCACAACAATCGCTTTTCCTACTCCATTCTTCATAACATTTGCAGTCATCATTCTCTCCACACATAATACATTTTTGGTGGTCATCACAATACTCGTCCATACTCTGTGCTTCTTTATCGCATAGATTACATTTTCTATTTTTTTCGTTAAATTCTGTAGGGTCGTTGCTTGTTTGGTAAGTTCCTTCTACCCAATCTGAGTAATTAAAATTCATAATAAGTGTTTTAGTTAGTAGTTCGTTATCTGAAATTCTGTACAAAGATACAACAATTTTTTAAACCACCAAATTTTTTTGTAGTTTTTTTTAAAAAAAATGTAATGTAATTGTAATTAAGCCCTTAATTAACCCTTTGGATAGGGTATTACATACTCTTAAAGATAAAGCTAAAGATAAAGATAAGGCTAAAAGTAATGAGTAAGTCTAGCTACTTGACCACTTTCTTTATCGTGCAAGAAAGCTTCACAAGCTTTAGGTGCTCCACAAAACCCTTTGCGTGAATGCCAACTATCTGCTGATGATGGGCTTCTCATATACTCTACAGTAACTCCTATAAAATCTTTAGCGTCTAACCATTTATGTTTAACCTTATGATGTATATGATGTAAATACCAATATCTAAATTTTGTTTCACTCCACATTTTAGGCTTTTCTTGTGCCATTAAAAGAGGAAGCTTATCCATCTTAGCTCCATCTCCATGTTCTAATCCAATAAGATTTTTACCATACTTATAGTATTTTCTATGAGCTACAGTAATATCAAAACTAACATCATCTGTTTTTCTGAACCAAGATTTTAATGTGTGAGCTAAATGAAACCCACTCTGATAATCGTGATTACTCATACTATGCAGTATATCTACAGGAGCAATCTCTCTTAATATCTCTACACATTTAACATAAAGCATTAAAGCAACTTCATAATGTTCCCACCACTTACCATCTGTGTCCTGATGTGTTCCTTTGGTGGTAGTATTATATACATTATCTATATGAAGAACATCATTACCAATACAAAATAATATCCTATCTATATCAAAACCTTTAGCTTTTTCTATAAGCCCCTCTACACCCTCTAAAACTCGCATAACAGCAGTTTCACAGTCATAATCCTCTCCTGTTTCTAATCCACTAGCATACTTCCCAACATGAATATCTGCAGGGTTTACTACTAAAAGATGATTTCCTTTTTTTCTTTCAATAGGAGTATATTCAGGAGAGTGCCCCTCTATAAAGCTATTGATACTCTTAAAGATTTCCTTCTCATTTACACCACAATCCTCTTTAGTAACTATTGAAAATCTATAGTCGCCACTAGCTGATTGCCAATGCTTTACACTTACTACATCTTTTTTATCTATACCCCTCTCTGATAAATGTAAGTCTAATGATGAATTATTGTTTAAGTTGTCTAGTGTTTCTGCTCTATTCTGATTTATTAAATCTTCTTCATCAGGAGTGAGTCTTAACCTCTTTCCGTATTCTTTTGACATACACAAATATATAAAAAAACAACATAGATATAAAAAAAAAGCGAGGAGTTATTAACTCCCCACTCTTAACTACTAACTATCCCCCAAGAAAACACTCTAGGAAGTTCTTAAAATCAAACTATTTTTTTGATGCGTCAGCTATCCCCTGCCCTAAAATAAGTACGAGAATTGCGTGATATAAATCTTCTGCTGTTGCGATTGAAACTCCCATCAACTGAACTAATGCAGGAATTACTACTGCAGATATTGCATACCAAAACTTTTTACTTTTTAACATTTGCTTTATTAACCAATTTTTCATTTTCTTTTATTTTTTAAATTATTATTATTAAAGTTTATAGGATATTCCTAAGCTAAACTTACCACTATCTTCTACTTCTGAATCTAAATTTACACTATAATTTGGTTCTACAGATAAGTTTCCCCACAAACTCAAAGAGTAGCCAACACCAACTCTAGCGTTATCAAAAGTATCTTCCTTTGGTAAATCTGCCGATAGATATAAATTATTATTCATATTATACCTAACAAACATATCGTAATCTTCTCCATTTTTTCTTAACCCAATCGTATAGCCACCATCTAAGGAATACCCAACACCCATACTACCTGTTATATTTTCTGTTGCCCAACTTTCATTCTCAGTTGGAAAATCTATATTGCTAATTACCGTAACTTGTGCTGAAGCACACAAAGAGGTTAAAACAACTGCTGCTATTAAAACTATTTTTTTCATTTTTATCTATTTTTAATTATTAAATTTATATTTTTACTTAATTGATTACTTAATATATAGTCCATTAAGTAACTGTGAGCTATCTTACTTCCTAAAATTTTATCAGAAACTTGAGCTCTATGGGTTCCTGACAATATACATCCTCTACTATCTGAAGGATAATTTCCTCGGTGGAAAAGTATATAACTTCTGTTAGGGACATCTTGAACTAGCAGGTGGACATAATCTCTTGAACCACTTTCTCTTGCTAATCGCACCCTACATTTATATTCCCCTTGAGGCACGCAAGATACACTTTTTTCATTATCCCTCCACGCTAATTCTAATGTATGTGAAATAAATTCTGAATTACAATATAGCTTTCCAATTACTGATTTATCAGTAAAAGTATCTCTGATTAGCAGTAGGTTAGCCCTACCTCCCCCCTCCTCTGTATTTTTTTTTGTAGGCATTTTGACCTTTTGAGGCATTTTTAGAGTGAACTCCCTTCCTTTTTTTGCTATGAGATATAGATAGTGTAAAAACTTTTGCTTTAGCCATTTCACTTCTTTTTTGATAGTTTATAAAATTTATAAAGAGTAAATGTAATGGCTAGTATGGTAGAAACAAAAAGAAGAACCTCATTGCACTCACTAAAACTTAACCCTATAACTCCTCCATTTGCTGCCAAAACTGATGCCGTATCTTTCATATTACTATCTATTGTCATTTTAATTTTATTTTGAATACCCTATCTCTACAGATAGATTAACATATACAGTAGGAGCTTCAGTTTCTCCATTAGCCTTTACCATTAAAAATAAATGACCACCTAATACTACAGAGGTTTCTGCAAAGTCACTAGATGCCAAGCTATATGTGTTAACCAAATTATCATTAGCCAGTCCCACAACTGATTTTTCAATCAATGGCAACGGATATGCTGTTATTACTGAATCAGATGGACTGTATTGGACTAACGCTACAGTAAATCCCTCGGCACTAGAGCAGGTAACTTGAAGTGTACCTCCACTTATAGTTCCTGCCTGTTCGCTACAAAACTGCCCAATTCTAAAAAATTTCTTTTGATTAACAGTTGTTGCTGCGCTTAGAGTGGCACTACCATAATCAACATTCATATCATAAGGGCTTTGACCTAATGACTGCTGTTCAGGATAACTATAATTAAGAAGCAAACTACAATACCCTGAAAAACTAACCTTTCTTGTTTTTATATTTGACTTAGCGACCCACTCTAAATTACCATCATTAAGTCCAGGAGTACCTAGACCTTTAGACAGTATAGTGTCATTACTAGCAGACTCAAATCCTTTAGGAAAGTGTCTATTAGCACTTGATAAATTTTTATGTTCGTTTGCAGCCATATTATTTGTTTTTAACAGTCATTACAATTACATCCAGTCAAGTTATTGTAAGTTGTACTACAAGAGCTACAACCATCAATACCTCTATATCCATATATGCTATCATAAAATATCATTCCATGGTTTTTGTATGTACCACTCATGCTTGCAGGTTTATTTGCCTCAAATGTAGGATATAATCCTGCTTGGTCAGTACCATTTATAAAGCCCATCATATCTTTAGCAAAAATCTCAGCCTTTCTGTATGTGTCCTGCTTAAATGTGTTATATGTGTCTTGCCCAATAATTCTTGAAAACTCATCTATGTTATTGACTACCCCACTAGAAGATATATTACTCATAATATCATTAACAACTTCAAACCTAACAAACCAAG